TTGTATCATTTTTATTCCCCAATCTTTCAAATATCATGTCTAATAGAAGTTTAATTTGGTTTAGGTCTTGTATTACTTCTGCTCGATCGGGACCGCCGGGTCTAGGTGTTGTGATATGTGATCCCATGATCCAGATCTGATGTGTGATAGCATTTAGATCCCAGTCCTTGCTGCTCATGGTGTTTCCTCCTTGGATAAACTCCAAGAACCATCTTTATTGTCAACCCATAACAAGGTATCACCGGTTTTCCAATTCATTTTAGACAATAATTCTTCTGGTAGTGGCAAAATAAGATCCCCTGTATTATCGGGGTCTTCAATTATTTCTACTGTCCAGGACAGCGGTGTATTAGACATTATTAATATTCCCTAGTTTTAAACTCAGCATGAACTGAAGTGGATATATTGTCATCATTCTGTGGTTCGTCATCTGAGACCATCATTATACCAGCACAATCAATTCGTCGAATAGTCATCGTTACTCCATCGATATCGATTTCTGAGCCACGAGTCCAGCGTCCATGTTCAACTAATACCCATTGACCTGGTGTTATTTCCTTTTGTTCTGGGCCTACAGCATAGACCTTTCCCCATCTAGGTCTTATGCCATCTGTTTTGGCATCATCGCCCAGTAAAATAATCCCACTGCTCAATGTACGACTTCCAAAATTCATGTCAGTAACTAATACATAGTCACGCAAAGGTGTGATTTTTTTAATTTTATTAACGAATTTTATACTCATATTTTCCTATTAGGTTGATTGTGATGTTGATATCTATCTTTCATTATTTCAGATTTGGGTTTGGTTACTAATCCATTGGGTGCGATGTGATCACCTCGGGCATTAACTGCCATATTACCAACTGCTGCTACTTCTTCATTGAAAAGTCTCAGGTTGTCCATATTAATTATTTGCCCTTGAGCAGTTTTATAAACGTTTTTAGACATGTTTTTCCTCTATTGTATTTTCAGTATCTGGTTTTAAAAATTCAGTGATATCCAATTCATAACTTATGCTGTTGATTCGGTGAACGCCAATTAAATACAGTACAAAAGATGCTACACTGCTACCTCTACCAACTCCCCAAAGTATTTGATTTTTGTGCATGGTGTCTACGAAATACTTTAAAAATCTCAGCAAGTTAAACAGGTCGCGTTCTTGATAAAGTATCAATTCATCAGCCACTCTCTGCAACTCAACTTCGTTTTTGCATTTACCCAGTACCCATTGAGCAATATCAAAATCTCTATATTCCTGAGGCATTTTCCAATTTGATTGATTATGGATATCAAAGTCTTTAAGAGTCGTTATAGAGGAATATGGCTTATATTGCACTAGCAATGGCATATCTGCAAAAACAGATGCTACGCTGAGATTATATTGTTCTGCGTCGTCTATTAGAAATTTAGATATGTCTAAATCTGGATTTTTGTATAATAATCCACATAATTCATCTGTATCACAATGTGCTTGTCCAAACTTATCGTATTTCACTTTATGTCAATTATGTCTTTGAATTTGCTATTATTTTTAGCCAATAGATCTTCCAATTGTCGTGCCTGTCTTGCTGCTAGTTCAGATTGATAGTCCCCCAATAACATTTGAATTTGATTAATCAGTTCCCAATTACCAAATCTATAAGATTGATTCAATCGATTGTTTAAGTCAATTACTTTACTATGAAGTTCTTCATCTTTGAGAACTGACAAATCCTGTGTTAGTGGATGCATTATATTAATCCTTACAAATCACCAGGGCGCCTATTTTCACTGTGAACTATTTCAAATTTGCCACCGGGATATCTAGATTCCAACTTGTGAATGTTTTCTTGAATTACATCGTTGGGTTCGTATCCAAGTGCAATGCAAAAATTGATCCAATAAAAAAGTGCATCCCCTGCTTCCCTTTTTAAGTGATATCTGACATCTTCTGTCCATTCTTTACCTTGAAACTTCATCTTTTTCAAGATTTCCATGGCTTCACCTGATTCAGCCATTAAACCGGAAATAGCAGTGTCCAAACGACTTATATCACAACCCTGATTTTTTAACTCATTTAACCTTTTCAAATATAAATCGTGATCTTTGCTTGTGTCAGAAGTCAAAGTATCAACAAAATTAAGATAATTAGTTAAGTCAACCTTCATTTACCTATCTCCTATGATTCACTATTATAAAATATGTCAACAGTGAATGCAATTAATTTGGTGTTAATATCAAGAGATTCTGTACCAAGTGCTGGAATAAGTGTTATAAAGGTATTGTGCACCACTGCTACTTGAACCTGAAGTCAACGCACCTTTGAGTGTTTGCCCTCCAGTGGCAACATGAGTTAAAGAGGTAATGGTGTTACCAAAACCAATACGAATCAAATGTCCATTTCTAGGGCTAACTGGCATGGTCAATGACAATGAAGCAATAGTTCCACTGGGATTTAAAATAATAGCACCAACATTGCTGTTTATAGTAACACTTTGACCAGTGGTGGGTGCCAAATATTGGGTACCCACTGAGTCGCCGCTGCAAAAGTCACTGATTCCGGTTACGGTTAAATTGCCAACGTTTGCATTACCACTTACACTTAAACTGCTCAATGTTCCCAAAAGGGTTATATTACTTTGAATCGGGGTATTGATATTTCCATAAATTCCATTGATTGCTATCAAATTCCCAGCGGTTAGATTGCCAGAATAAGCAGCTGAAGTACCACTGGTGATCAAGCTATCTACTATCACATTATTGGCTCTGATATTGCCAACAACTTGACCACCAATATTACTGACGGTCATTGAAATCCCAGTGACTGTTGATCCACTGACCACAGTTTCTAAATTTAGATTGCCCTGTACAATATTGTTATTTCTATTAAGGTCCTGAATAGAAATAGTGGAACCACCATCTACACTGCTTAACTCAAATATATAAGTTCCTGTTCTAGTAAATGTTATGGTTCTACTAGTGATATTGGCAATAGTTGAGTAATTTAAACTAACCGCTGTTGGCCAAGTAAAGGTATAATCAACCGACGTGACAACAATTTCTATTCTAATTCTAACTTGACTACCAGTGGTTGGCCAATTTGTAATAGCTGAAATACTTGTGCTGCCGCCCAGAGTAAATTTTTGATAGCTGCCATTGTTAAAGTCAACAATTTGTGCACCACTGACAGTTCCAAAATCAAAAAGCACTTCCCTAGTACCTTTGAGTGTGACGTTGCTCAATGTGGAGTCGTTTACACCGATATTGGCTTGTAATGCTGTGATTTCCTGATAAGCATATTGGAAATTGGTTTTGATGTTTGCAAAATTGTTTCTAAATCCGCTGCTATCGTTATTTTGGCCCGCAATTGGGTACGAACCATCAATGCTGTTATAATTTATTTGTGAGGTCATGTTATCCTAGTATCCCATAATGGGGGTATATCAGATATTTATCCCCCTGACCCGGCACTGTATAAGGATCTCTATAGGTATGGGTAAATGAAATATTGCTGACATTACCCAATGAATTGGCTGTTAAATTTGCAAAGGTATTACTAGCGATATTGGCCACAATTCCAAGAACAACATTTCCAGCTATTATGGTATCACCAACATGTAAATCATTAATAAATGTTGTAGTTGAGGATATAGAGGAGTACTGAACATTGGATAAATTATAAGTGGGTAAAGCAGTCAATGTCAAACTAGTTGCATTTGTAATACTGGCAACATTACCAATCACAACACCATTGGAAGCAAACTTTAATTGTTTTCCGGCAGAAAGTTCGGTGGTAAATGCAGTGCCGACCCCAGTTATAGTTGTACTACTGGTGTTGCCATTGATGGTTCCTGTGCCTGTGAAGGTGTTGACATTGCCCAACAAAATTCGGCTCTGAGTATTGGCACTTATTGTTCCAGTTCCAGTAACATAATTATTAGTTAAAAATATATTACTGCTGTATCTATAAATTGCAGATGCATAGGTGGTGGTTGCGTTTGCGGTCAGAGTAAAAACAGTTGCATTACTCACGGTATTGATAACCCCAATTGGAACATTGGAGACAAATATAGTTTTTCCCGGTAAGAAACCAAATTGCGTATCAAAATTAGTACCAGTTCCAACTACCACATTGCTATTGGAATAGGTTTTTATAACTCCATTGCCGTAAAAAGGATTTTTCTCATAGTTGTTACTTAAAACACTGTCCCAACCATAACGCTCAATGGTAAAATCTATTAGATTGAAATTTGATATTGCTTTAGACACTTTATAGGCGATTTCTGCACTGCGACCCGGCAAGGCATAGCAAAGAACCAAAGCCCTTGTAAACCCTAAGACTCTGCCATCATCTTGCCTACTGGTCATCCAAGAGGGCAAAATACTTTGTGACTCATAGCCCACTGTAGAAGTCACTCTCTCAATCATGTTTGGAAAACTGTTAGGGTAAATGGTAGATATGTTCAATGAATTATTGGGCAGTTTAACTGACAGATTTGGACCTAGATTTTGGTCGTTTACTTGTTGATCTATTATTTCCAAATAAACCACTTCGTATTCTGTATTGAAATTCGAATCCACTGCCTTGGCTGTTTTTACCCCACCAAATCTCAGGGTTTTCCAATAATGATTGAAAGCTAGAGAATTAAAATATACATCAGAAGATTTAGGACTTAATCCAGTCAAAAATAAACATTGTCTAGTAGTGTTTTTACCAAACCAGGGATCACTTAGTCTATAGACATAATCAGGATTGATAATGTCTGTGTTATTAATGATATCGTCATAATATGAGCGTTGAGTTATACTGGGCAGTAACTGAATATAGAGATTCTCATAGGGGTCGTCTGTACGTTTAACAACATCAATGGTAAATGTTTTTTCGTCATAGACATAGCCATCAACATCGGTAGCTGTGGCAGTAAATGTAAAAGTCTGTAGATTTACGTTGTTGTTTAATTGGAAACTTACTCTGCCACTGATCAGTCCATTGGACAATAATATCAACCCATAGGGTAAAGTTCCAGAGTTGTTGTTGGCTAAGCTATAAGTAAGTGTTCTACCACTGGGGGTAGTGGCAGCAATATATAAATTACTTATAGCACCATTGTATAATGAACCAAGGGCACTGTCAGTGGTCCAGTTAACTGTGTCTTCCACTTCACCAATAACAGTTATGGTAAAAACACGAGTCATAAAGTAAGTTGGTGCTGAGGTTTTAAAAACTTTTACTGTAAAAGTATGATTTATATTACTTTGACTGCCAGACGCAACTAAACCAGTTATCCATCCTGTGGTTGCATTCAATGAAAGACCTGTAGGCAATGCGCCCGACGTAATGGCAAATGATAAATTGGAATTATCCAAATCTATAGCATCAAATTTATATGTAAATTTGACATTTTGCCTAATAACTGCAATAATTCCAGCGTCGTTGGTGATAATGGGGCTATGAGTTGTTACGTGATTTACTGTTACTGTATAAGGTTGCACCCCTGAATTTATTCCATCAGTAACTGACACTGAAAACGAATAAGTAGTCGTCGATCCTGAGATTAATCCAAAATAACCCTGTAATAATCCGCTACTGGACAAAGTTATCCCTGGTGGTAGTGCGCCAGTTATGATTGAAAAACTAAGGCTGGCGTTGGGATCAGGAGCCACAGCAGTTAATTGTAAACTATAGATGCTACCATCATTGTAAGATCCCAAATTGCTGGTTGCAGGATAAATCACAGGTGCAACTGAATCCGAAACTCTAAGATTGAATGTTCTATCTGCTACTGTGCCGGTGGTGCTAGTGACTCTAACGGTAAAATAATTAGAGGAAACTTTTAATCCGGTTTGTGCAGCGTTGTAGGGATAGCCACTGATAACTCCAGCACTGCTTAATGAAAGTCCCAGAGGTAATGCGCCGGATATCAAACTATATGATATCGAGCCCCCACTTAAATTGGTAGCTGCAAGTGTTAGAGTATAATAATCCCCCACCGAGATTATTCCCAAATCGCTGCTAGTGGTAATCCATAATGATACAGCCATATTTTGTCGTAAGTAACTTATTTATGCTTTCTATAAACCAGAATCATAGGTGATAAACCGCACATTATGTGCGGTTTCTTTTAAAGACGTTGATTAATAATATCCCAATTTACTATGCGCCAAAAATTATCAAAATATTTGCTTTTATTAGCACCATAGTCACGATTGTAAGCATGTTCCCAAAAATCAATGATTAATGCAATGTCATATCTTTTTTCATGATTTCGTATTATTTTAATACTACCAGTTTTGGATAAGTAAATCCAACCAGACCCTTGAATTTTTAAAGCTTGCTCTTTGAACTCCTCTTTGAATTTCTTAAAGCTGTCAAACTTTTTATCAATCAATGCCGCACTACGGCCATAGGGTTGATTATTTGTTTTGGGTGGACGAAGTTGGGTAAAAAATATATTGTGAAGTAATGCACCGGCTTCATTAAAGCTGGCATCGCCCTCACCGTTGTTGTATCTATCTACATAGCCACGAGCTAGTTCCCCATAATGATAGTCAACTAAGGCCTGACTCCAGACTGGCACAAACCCACCACGGCTACATGGTAATTTTTCCAAAGTCAGCTTTTGTTTGGCCTTGGATTCCAATAAATCTATTAATTCACGTAGGTCATCATTCATGCATATATTTATGCATAGTGTTGTTGATTTATTTTCTGTACATGATTCTACCACGGCTCAGATCATAGGGGCTAAGTTCCATGACTACTGTGTCGCCCATGATGATCCTGATATCATGTTTTCTAAGTTTTCCACCAATATAAGCGGTTATTGTATGCTCGCTGTTCTCCAATTTAACTCTAAACATAGCGTTGCCCAAAACTTCGGTAACAACACCATTCATCTTCATACTTTCTTCTTTCAAAAATTACTCCTTAAAAATTTACCTACGCATGCTTGCAGCGTCTTTGGCTGCTTGTTTGTTAAACACTGGCTGCAAGCAACTTTTATGTATCACTGAAATTCCCAGTATTTCAGAGCCTGTGTAGACTTTACGTGGTTGCAATACTGCTACACCATTGTCTTTTCCTAGACTTTTGATGTTTTTGGTAGTATTTCGACCTTCGGGTATTCCCAGTGTATCAGATGTTGATAGAGTTGCAGCTGACAAGGCAGAGGATCTTTTCTTCTTCTCTGCGTTGACTCCATGCTTTTCCTTTAAAATTTTCCAGGATTGTGCTTGCTCCTCATATGCACGTTTAGCTTCTGCACTTTTAAATTTAACTTTGCCTTTTTTTCGTCCATTTAGACTAAGGCTGGGGTGAGCTAGATGAAATGCCATTTTAATCAGTAAGTTTGATAAGTTTCCAGTCTGGACCAAATATTGTGTGACCAGTGGGCAAAATAAAAACTCGATCAGGAAACCTGACTTTTAAGCCGGCTACAATTTCCTCCAGGTTTTTCCCCTGCACCAAAAATTCTTTGGTATTTTCATCGTACCAGTAAAAAATACCATTGTAACTTTCTTGATTGACTATATGACCCTGTTTAATTATTTGATTGGGCTCATTATGACTGGATTTATTTTCAGCATTGCGATGTTTAATCACTAAAAAGATAAACGTAGCAATATTCACTGCTAACATTACAGCAAATATCTCCAATATAAAATATAAAACTTCTGTCAAGAATTGCATCATAATATTTATCTTTGGGTGTGGTTTAAAATGTGATTAGTTGTCAATCAAGTCCACAGACTATTCCTAATGCGAATTAAACGCATAAGCATTTCTGTATCTTCTTTTTCATACTGTGCTTCAATCTTGCTCATTAGTTTGATTATTTTTTGTTCTTCTTTTTTCTGTTCTTTGTTTTTTGTTCGTCCAAGAATTGCAAAAATAGAACCAGTGGGATGTTGAGCTTGCATACGAGCACAGAATTCACTCCAGCCACTGGCATCCATGGGATCAAGCCGATTTTGATAAACCTGAGTCCACCAAGTATACAATTCAATGATTTCCTTGGCGGCTATAGCTTGCTGGGTTGGTTTACAGTAATGTTTATCTGTTGGATAAACACCCATATCTTCATTCATCACTAATTCAGAAGCCCATTTCAGATATTCAAGTCCGGCTTCGGGGCATCGCCAACCGCGCCAATTCAACCAAGACTTGCGCCACCAAGGCACAATAAATTTAGATTTAGCCTTATCGCTCCACATGCAGTGATGCCATGCTTGTTCTACTTCAACAAAATCCACAAGCTCGTTAAACAAACAAGGAAGAAAGCGGCTACCAACATCGCGCCACTCACCACGAGGAATATCTCGAGGATGAGCGGTAAGTGCGTGAGTGCGACTAACAAATCGGTTATTGATATAATACTTGACATCATAAATTTTCCTAATAGGCCATGTTACAAAGTCTTGTAGATATTGCAGACCTTCTTCAGCAATCCAAAAACGTAAATTGTGTTTCATTTGAGCGGTTGTTGTCCAGGAATCCCATTCTTCTGATGTGCCTGCACTGATTTTTTTTGTTCCACGAATCCAGTCAGCCAGTGGTGAACACGACCAGTATTTTGCATGTTGAGCCATAATTATTCCTTTTTTTCTAAGTCTGAAATTGAAGTAAAAAATACCGACTTCATTTTTTCATCGTCCCAAGTTGCATAGCTGTTTTCCTGGCGGCATAATGCTAATGCATCGGCTTCAGGCAACACTCGATGGGACACAATTAGTTCGCCTAAATATTCTTGGCTAAATTCCTTGGCTTCGTTCATGGTTACAGTATCAAGTGCCCACAATTCTTTACCTTGTGGCACTTCCACCATATAACGATTTCGAAAAGTGTTTACACATTCCACTAATACCCATTCTGATTTTTGTTCCATTTTTAACTCCAAATCAATCTTTTGTTACCACAATCCAACCCAATTTTTTTAAATCTTGGCTAATTTCATCAGTTACCACACCTTCCGCGACGAACCCACGATTCTCTACTATTGCAATTATTTGCTCTTGAGTCATGTTATCCTGAAATATGAGGTCTTCTTCGCTCTGAATACCACTGCAATACCAATCAATGTAATCTCCCTGTTCGCGCATATCTGCAATAATACCACCAGCATGCCGCCAAGAGCAACCCCAAGTTTGATCCTTGAGAATCTGCCAGACATCCAATTTTTGGAAATCATTATTGCATATAGCAGCATATAAATTCTGAGCATATACCCTACTTTCTCTAGCTTTGGTCAAGATCCAGTCAGTGGTAAGTAAGTCATATTCTAAATTGTTTTCAGACCAGGCTGGATCGGCTTCTTGCTGTTTAATTCTTTCCATAATATCAACCTGAATTTGCATTATATCCACCAATTTATTGGGATTACTCTTGATCATTGAATTCAATTGAAAGCTACCGCGATCAGGGCTTTTTGATAATTTTTTAGACATTGCTTATTATAACAATTTTAGTTTTTAATGTCAACCAATCCCTACATATTTTAAGGAAATAATACAGGCTATTCAGAATTAAAAAAAATAAGGTTCTTCAATAACAAACTCAGTCTGAACCAGTTTGTTATAAAATTTAAGTTGCAATACATTTTCCTCATTTTTATCGCCAGTGGCGATTATCAATTTCATAGGCTCGGTTACATAATGTACACTCAAACCGGCCCAGCTTATTCTTTCTGTTTTTGCAGGAACAATCTTAAACTCCCAACTAGTATTGGCTAGCCAGTTAATATCCTCTGGGGATGGCTCCTGTACTTCCCAATATTTTTTGATATTCATTGAGTTTTTTGGTTAAAATTTTCTAAATTTTAAATGAATTTTGATATTTTGTCAATTCTAATGGGTCAAGTCGTAGCTGGCATAAATAATTGTATTAATCTTAATAAGAGAGACATATGGCTTATACACATCCCAATGATACCAATTTAAAAAATCTACACCATGCCATGGAATACGATGCCAACGGAAATCCATCTGTTAGAGTTGATTCCAGTTTTGTGATGAATTCTGCGGCACATGATCCAGTTAATAAACTACGTATCAGTTCGCCACAGGCATTGATTGATACTGACTTTGAGTATGGATTGCAACCAACCAAATGGGAGCAATTAGCTCTGGCTAATAACAGACCCACCGCGTTTTATGATCCAACATCCCCATTGACAGTAACGAACGTCAGTGGTGGGGGTACTAGAGTGGTCACTGTTACTACCTCAACTACTCCTTCAGTGGGTTCTATAGTGTTAATTCAGGATAGTTTGGATTATAATGCCAATGGTTGGTTTTATGTTGATTCTGTTAACTCTGGAGTTTCTTTCACTTATACAGCAGACGCGGTTGTGAGTGCTGGATCAAAATTTGATCCGACTAGAACTTATGTATTTACAGGAAGCTTGTTCAGTCAATCTGCAATACCACTAAGCGCCTCTTCGGGCGCAGCTTTTTCCACTGGATCTACAACAGTGACATGCACTACAACTGGGGCACATGGTTTATATCCTGGTAACCTAATTTATGTATTTGGTACTACTGCCTCATCTAATCCTCCCAATGGTGCTTGGACAGTATTGACAACCCCAACTGCCAACACCTTTACTTTTGTAGTTGCCAATGCTCCTGTGGGTGCAGTAACTGCCAGTGCGGGTTCTACCGCTACACTTTATGCAAGACCCAATGGTTCGGTTACTCATCGTGCATTTGATGGTGGTGTAAGTTTCACAGCAGGCTCGTTATCTCCGGGCGCTGCCTTTATTAGGCAAACACGTAGATATTTCAGATATCAAAGTGGTAAAGGTATTCAATTCTCCACTGGTACTTCATTAAAACCCGCAATCTTTTTTAGCCAGTTAACTTCATCGGGTACCACAGTTACCGTAACTTGCAATGCTGCACATCAACTATCTGTGGGCACCATGGTGCTAGTAGAAAATGCCAGCCCCTCTGCGTTTAACGGATTATTTTCTATTGTTTCTGTGCCTGCAGATAATATCTTTACATATACCGCACTAACTGCCCCAGCTTCAAGCCCAGCTACAGGTTTCCCAATTAGAGTGACACCGTATTCATGGTATGGGTCGTCAAATCGTGTTGGTATGTTTGATCTACAAAATGGCTTATTTTATGAGTATGATGGACAAACACTGTACACAGTTCGTCGTTCAAGCGTAAATCAAATTTCTGGTTCAGTTGCTGTTACCAATGGTTCTCAAACAATAACCGGAACCAATACACAATTTGCAGATCAACTTACCCTCGGGGACTACATTGTAATACGTGGATCCAGCTACAAAGTATTGTCTATAACCAGCCAAACATCTATGTTGATTACACCTGAATATAAGGGTATAACTCTAGCTTCTGGAGTTATCATATCTAAAACAGTAGACACCAAGGTTGCACAATCCGCCTGGACTGACCCCTGTGATGGGACCGGTCGAAGTAAATATAATCTGAATCTTTCAAGAATGCAAATGATTTATATGGATTATAGTTGGTACGGTGCAGGGGTAGCCAGATTTGGATTCAGAGGTGCAGACGGCGGAGTGACCTATGTAAACTCATTTGTGCATAATAACCAACAGTACGAGGCTTACATGCGATCAGGGAATTTACCTGCCCATTATGAGTCTTCTGCAGAATTGCCCATAACCAAACTTACAGCAACTATTAATAGTAGTGACACTACTGGCGCGCTAATATCAGTGAGTGACACCAGTAAATTCCCCAGTTCTGGTATATTGAGAGTGACCAATGCTGGTGCAACTGGTTCTATAGAGTACATTAGTTATTCAGCTAAAACCAGTACCAGTTTGACCATATTGGCCAGAGCTCAAACGGGTGGTTCAGCTTCAGCTCAGACTTTTACATTTAGTGCCACTGCGCCAATAGGAGTAGAATTAGCATCACCATCAGCCGCTGCTGCAATCAATCACTGGGGAAGTTCAGTTATTATGGATGGTAGATTTGATGATGATAAAAGCCTAATTTTCAATACTGGTATGTCTACAACTGTATCAGTTAATCCTGGCGCTACGCAACCATTGATCAGTATTAGGTTGGCTCCCAGTGTTGATAGTGGATTTACTGGGGTTTTGGGCGCCAGAGAAATTATCAATCGAATGCAACTTAAACTAGACTCTATGGGTTTGTTGGCCAATGGTCCATTTTTGGTCAAAGCAAGATTAAATGGTAAAGCCAGCGGTGGAACATTTACGTCTGCTGGTGGATCATCATTGGCTCAGATTGCCATTCATACCTCAGGACAAACAATAACTGGTGGTGAGGACGCGGCGGGATTTTATTCAGATTCCAATGGTACCAATCAAACTTTGACTACACTGGACCTATCCCAAGTTAGAGATCTTGGAACCAGCATATTGGGAGGAGGGACAAATAATAATGTACCAACATCCAGCGCTAATTTGTATCCAGATGGGCCCGACGTTTTAACAATAACTGTGCAAAATATTGGGGCAACTTCACAAACTGCATTAGCTAGGTTAAGTTGGACTGAAGCACAAGCTTAACCCCACTTTAACTCGAAAAGGCTAGAATAATCTCTAGCCTTTTCTGTATAAAAATCAAACCTAACACAGGGATGTTCATTATCATGGGTGTAAAACCAGTCAAAGTCTACACCTCGTTCTAATCCCAGAGCCCTGAGACTATATACCATAACAATAGCTTCGGTGGCACGTCGGTTATATAAATTAATTGAGGTTACATCCATTTTAATGCAAATAAAACTGCATGTTGTTCCTTACGGAAGTTAAAAAGCCAATTATCATCGGGAAACATAGTGTTGATGGTAAAATCATGTGTTGTGAATTCATCCATACACCAAATAATTGCATCATTGATGCTAACCTGTTTAGAAGAAACATAAACCTTATAAGTCATTGAATCAAATTTTCCCATTTAAGTAAAAACCACTGAACGTGCTCCATTCGTCGAAATTTAAATTCTGCATCTATTAGTCCAATACGGTTTGGTTCAGACAATATTGCCTCTCCCCATCCAGACCCAAAGCTAGTCCAACACCACTCAATTGCGGATATTGCTTGATTATATTCTGTGTGACAATATACTATTATTTTTTCACTTGATGTCGAGATTTTCATGACTCTTTGATAATATATCCCAGACTTTGATAGTTTCCAAAATTTGAGATTCCAGTTTTCGATACTGATCACCCAGCTCTTTTAACTCATGCCAGTCACTTTCCAAGTCTGGGCGTATGTTTAAAATTGCTAATCTATTGGATATTTTATCCAAAGATTCTTTAAGACTTTGATTTCCAATCATAATGTCTGATACATGAATTTTAGTATTAATGTCATTTGATAATTGTGTAATAGATAAATTGCTTTTGACATAGTCCTGTCTGTCCCATCCAATTGTCAATGATGGCAAATTTGTAAAAGTATCTTTTGAACTCATTATTTTAAATTTCCAAAATTGTTATTGACATAGTCAACAGTTGGCATAGCATCCAAGTCTAATACAAATTCTGGATTCCAACCAGTATTCCCCTCCCAACCCTCATAACCACGTGGGTTACAGGCAACCAAAGTATCACCTACATAATACCAATGTGCGTGATGTGTATGCCCGCAAGTCCACAATTTAATCTGAGGATGATTCAAAATAAAATCACTGAGGTCTGATGCATAAGCACTATTCATTATAGTTTTATCGGCATATTTTGTATGAATACTCTTTTTTGTGGGACAGTGATGACCCACAACTACAATTTTCTCATTGGGCAGTCCAGCAATCACATCTTTGAAATAAGATACGGTTTCTTTGTGCCTAATAGCTGTAGTTATAGGTTTGAGCTTGGTGTAGCCTAGACTGTCGTCAACTACGACACTGTAATCATTCATTATATTTCGAATTGAATACAAAGTCAAGGGGTCACCCTGGTTTAAATCAGTCCATAATGTTGCCCCAACAAAGGTAACATCATTGATTTTCACAGTGTCACGCTCTAAAAAATGTAGATTAGGGAATTTTGCACATTCCTCGCGCAAATACTGCAAACTGGAGTTCCAAGCCCCATGATAAAACTCGTGATTTCCTGCAATGTAAATAACATTGTTGAAAGAATCACTGCAACGTTTTAGAAAATCTCGAAACCTTGCAGCAGCTTCTTGACGACGTCCCAATTTAAATATATTGTAAATTGTGCCGTGAGCGGGCGCAGGATGGTCGTGTAAATCCTTGGCGATCATTATGTCGCCGCTCAATATCAGAACATCACATCCGTTATTTTTGATGTCGACGTCTGAAAATTCCAAATGCAAATCTGATACAAGTTTAATTTTCATAGTGTTTGGTTAATAGTAAGTATCACTATTATAACATAAATTTGATTTAAATGCAAATTTATTTAAAGATAAAGGGGCATAAAGCCCCTTTATTTTTTACAGTGAATCGGCGATTATAGACCAATGCTCAATGCACGATACCCTGCCGCAATTAGCTTACGGCTTGGTTTGCCCAAGCGATACTTGGTATTGGTTCGACCTTTGGTGTCAGTGTGTTGATTAGCATAGATAGCATAACCAGACTGACGTATATCGCTGACCGTAGCTCGTGGATTCTTAAGACTAAACCGTGCACGAATCTGCGCCTCAGTCAGTGACTCTCCGGCTTGTAGTGCAGCCAATAGTTTACCTTGTTTTGTAGTGGGTGCTTTAATCATTTTTTTTCCTTTTTAAAAACTGTGTTATTTGCACAGATATTGTTATTATAACTATTGAACATTAATAAAACAAGAGAACTGGTTAAATTACTTTTATGTCAGTTACACTGTCGATTCGAAAGCTTCGCCAACCAATTTTATCTGTAGACCACACACTGAGTACCTCTGGGCTTTTGATTCTGGATTTGGCTTCAACAGTTGAAGGTTGCGGTGGAAGTAAGTCTTGTTTTAAGGTGCAAGGCATAACACGAATTTCACCATTGACTTTGGTAAAACTGACCTCACAGATATTTTCTCTGAGAACTTCTTTTAACCATTGAGTTTTTTGTTCCAGTGTTTTATTTTTAAAATCATCATTGATCATTTTATATCCTTTTAATTACTGTGAATAAATGTTTGTTCAAATCGCGTGGTTCCCAGTATATACCATTCTTTTGGCAATCTAATGCTCGAACCACACGGCAATATTCTGATTCATATTTACCTGTCACCAAGTCAATTTTATTGGCATTTTTTGATCGACATTTTAGAAAATCTGAACCCAGAAATATGGAAGTCAGGGTGTGTTTGCTATGTCTACAATCTTTGCAAAACACGGAATTGTCGGTGTTAGTGGTCATATTACAATATGCTTTCTTTGTCCCAAATAAAGTTAGTGTTGCCCAGTGTCATTTCAATATCAAAGAATTCATATCCCTTAAGGTTGTCGTCAACCACGATATCATTGACTGGCATATCAACTGAATTCTTATCTTGACCAATGCTTATATAATTACTATAGCGAGGGTAGATCTTTTCTTGGTTAGTGAAAATCAATGAATTAGTTTCTAGATCAAACTTGACTTTGATTGTGCTGATACTTTTAACACTTCCGTTGTTATTCAAAGTATAATAAGTAGGTGCTGTTGGTTTAGCCAAATACATCGTGTTACTTGCATCTCGAGCTAAAAGCATCTTATTATAGTATCCAATTTTTGGCCACGATGACAATTTAGGATGCGTGGGAATAAGTTTGGATGTTATTTTGTTTACATCAATCTTGGAATTTGAAACCAAGAGTATGTCATTTCTATTATCAAATATATTTGCTAGCTCATTTTTACTAGACATCATTGCTTTCTTGGCAAATTCTTCACTGTCCAGAGGTTTATCTGCCCTTTGTATCTGGTGAGAAATTTTGGGATTACCAAAACAAAAATAATCGTCAGAATCCAGTGATTTAAATATGTGAACAATCGTTTGTTTACTGGAGAACAGAGTTAAACTAACCGTTGTTGTGTATTGGCCACCTCGAATCATAGGGTTCGCGGTCAACAAATAATACTTTCCCATATACATCATGGGTTGATCATTGGTTTTAGATCTAACCAGCTCTACAATGTCACCGGGCTGGGCAGCACTGATGGGTAATTTAGAATTCAATTGGGATGTCTTTTTCAAAGCCAATTGATATGGTTCTGAATTTTCGTGTAAAAGTATGTTATTTGATCCCGAGCGTCCCCAAACACACTTGCCCAAAATACGTCCTTTTTCAAGAATGCAATTACTGACCAGAGAAGCAAAATTGTCAGAGCTAATTTCTAAATCAAAGCCTCGTGGGTCAGTAATACGCCAGCTTACATTACCAGAACCATTCCATCCGTACCTACGCACCGACTTGGCTATCTCAAAACCCTCTAGTGGCTCATTGTTAATAATTCGTGGATACCAATTAGCAATAAAGATTTCAGTTATTTGAAATTTGGAATTTGGTCCAGTGGTCATAGTGATTTCGTCATCTTCGCTGATTTCGACCTTGGTACCAAACCCATACGCCCAGTTATCCTGTGTTTGTTTTCGTTTTAAAAAGGCAGCGTCACGGGTATATGGAGATGCAAAACCCAGTAACCCGTCCTCGTTACCTGCATCGGCTCGATGTCGCAACGTTACATAGAGTTTATTTGGAATTGAAGCTACAGTCATAATTAATCCTATTAAATTTTTTCTCCGGGGACAAACCCACGAAAAGTTTTAAAACGTGGGAACCTCATTGACCAAATCTCACCGGTTTGCGGTTTGGTCAAACCATCAGCACGAACTTCTGCAATCATACCCACAATGGGAGCACCATCAGGCATCTCTGTGTACTCTACCCAGCGGCTTGATTCTTTCTTTTTCCAAATCACCGGTTTGCCAGTATGTTTAGCCCAGAGTTGAGCACGAAGTTTGATACTGTAGCCGCCGCCCACATGTACCCTTACCATTTTACCATCTACAACGCCTTGGCATACCAAAGCACCCAGGGTACCAACAAATTTGGAGTCAGGTTTGCCTTCTTCAACGTCAATGACAGTCAATGATTCTTCAATAAACGGTTTCATTTTTAGCCAATTCTTGCTACGTTTACATTCGTAGACAGCATCTGGATCTTTGAGCATAATACCTTCTGCTTTAGAAGCCAGGGCCAACTTATTGATTTCCATCAAACGATCGCGTCCCGACATTGTGTCAAGGTCTACAATTTCATAGCCCAGAACATTGACATTGGGCATGGTTTCAGCATGCTTGGCATGCCACCTATGCAACATCGTCAAACGTTGAATTTGTTTAAACTTGCTCTTTCCCTCTTTAAATTCCTTTAAAGTCATCAGATCAAAAACATTGAGAATACTGTCATCTGCTTGAACATCGGTTTTTCGACGAGCCTGTTTCATGAGGTCCTGAAAGCTTTTGCTCATTACCTCAGCATCCAAAACCACAGCCTCTTCAAGGTTGCTGGCCAGTGCCGCCCTTGAAATCTGATCCCTGATAACTGTAAAGTTAAAAATTTCCTGGCCATTGCGAGTAAATTGCTGCACTGAGCCATTGGGGAAAACAATGGTAATTACCCGCATACCGTCCAATTTGGTATCAATGATTTTTTTACCGTGCAGTTCTGATTCATCAACGTTGCCGTCTTCGTCAACACAATCTTTGGCAAGTTGACATTCAAAAACATTGATGGTATACTGAGGAAATAACTTTTTACAAACTCGATTGATTGTGCTCTCAGAGAATCCAGCTTTCATATCCTTGAGCAAAATTCGGCGATACCAGCCGTTCCACTCAGCTGTTGTTGCCTGTTCCATGAGATCATTTACTGCATTTCGAGCAGCATTGCCACTCAGTGTTCTATCAATCAATTTAGATGCCACAGCATTGAAATCAGCCCAGGCTAGTCCTGAACCGCCCTGCACCAATTTTTCTGGAATTTGTTTGACACCAAAAGTAATTCTGGTATCATAAGCCAAGCGTACTCCGGCGAAAAACTCATCATTGCCATTTTTAGCCTGAGTCTCAATAATGTTTTCTTTATTGATACGGCTATCATGTTTTTCCAAATCACTGATTACTCGAAAACCTGGGTCGTTTTTCATTAACTAATCCTTCATGTTGAACCCATATTATAGCAGATATCAGATTAATTGTCAAATATGAAATAACCCGCTAGGCGGGTTATTTCATACTGGTTAAAACAGTTTAGAACTTATAGACCAAGCCAGCGGTAATGGTGTTACCATCAAATGCCTGAACACGGTCTTGGCCAAATTGTCGACGTAGATCAACCGTTAAATTAACCTTGTTTGCAATTGGCATACTAGCACCAACACCCACTGTGAGGGCATAGCCAGTGTCGCCAATCTTGTTTTGCAGGTAAGCACCACCCACGTTGGTAGACATAGTTACCGGCCCAAACTTGGTAACATCATAGCTGCCAACAAGACTCCAACGATCTTGTTCATTGATCACAGCTACAGCTCGGCTAAACCCTGCGGTTGCTTTGAATTTACCAAAACTTTCCCCCACAGTGACTCCATAGCTGGTTCGGCCGTCGCCCACATAGTCACGAGCGGCAGTTACCCCAACTTCAACTGCACTGGCAGTAATTGCAGAAAGGGCGATCATTGTTGCAATAGCGATTTTTTTCATATTTGTTTTTCCTTTGAAAATGACTTTATGTCATAGTAGATTATAACATTACACTAAACGTAATGTCAATTAATTTTGAAAAAACGGCTAAATGAATAGCCGTTTTTGATGCCAAAAATCACTTCTTGGCTTCAGCTGCTGGAGCAGTCTTCTTGGCCGAAGCTTTATTATCAGCTTTATGATCAGCCTTCTTTTCATGAGCAGCTGGTGCGCTAGCAGCTGGTTTGGCAGCACTGGCCATAACTGCTGGTGCACTGGCTGCTGGTTTAGCAGCGCTGGCTGCGGCCTTTGGGGCTTCTGCGGCCATTGCGGTTGCCGCAAATACAGCGGCGATAGATGCAACGATTGATTTCATTTTGAGTTCCTTTTAAAAAGATGATCTTAATTGATCATGCTATATTATATAGCTTGATTGAGCCAAGGTCAAATAAAAAGGCAACATTGGTTGCCTAGTACCGGTCACGGGTTCCGGCATCCACCCAATCTTTGTGGACGATTTTAAAATAATGACAGCTTTTTCCAATTATTTCGAATGTGATTTTTAACGGAGTCTGGTAATACCACGTAATCCAAGTCATCGGCAAACTGATTACCTTGAGTATATGCCCAATTAAAAAACTTCAATGCAGACTTAGTAGATGAAATATCATCGGGTTTTGCATAGATCAAGATAAATGTTGCCCCAGTTACTGGCCAAGTTTCCTTGCCAGCTTGATTGGTCAATATTTGAAAATAACTTTTATCCCAATCCACTCCTGCTGCGGCTGCACGAAACGCATCTTCTGTAGGGCTTACCCAGTTACCAGCAGCGTTTTGTATTTGAACATAATTCATTTTGTTCTGCTTGACATAAGCATACTCAACGTAACCAATACTATTATTGATTTTGCCAACAAATGCAGCCACACCTTCATTACCTTTTCCACCAGCGCCAATAACCCAATTTACCGCAGTGCCTTCGCCAATTTTGGCCTTAAACTCCTGATTTACTTTGCTCAAATAATTGGTCCAAATAAAAGTGGTACCACTTCCATCTGCACGTCGAATAACGGTGATTGTTTCGTCAGGCAATGTTAAACTAGGATTTAATGCTTTGATCGCAGGGTCATTCCATTTTGATATTTTACCTAGATAAATTTCACCCAATAAGTAACCAGTAAGTCTCATTTTTCCTGTCTCAATTCCCTTGACATTGATCACAGGCACTACCCCTCCGATAACAGTGGGAAATTGAAACAAACCAGATTCTTTTAGCTTTTCGTCAGTTAAAGGCATGTCGGTGGCACCAAAAGTAACGGTTTTAGACTCTATTTGTTTGATGCCCGCACCCGATCCAACACTTTGATAATTGATTTTTACCCCGGTGGCTTTGTTATACTCAGTTGCCCATTTAGAGTATAACGGAGCAGGAAATGTTGCCCCCGCTCCCACGATGTCTTGTGAGTGACAAGTTAAAGCAACTGAAGCTAGTAATATCGCAAATAATTTTTTCACTGTATCTCCTTATATAAAATAGTGATACAGATATTTAAGCAAACAAATATTACAAAAATATTACAATCTGCGACGAAAAAAGAGTCAATTCATTTTGCTAAAATTTGATAGGTCTCACCAGAACCCAGTACACATGCTATCTTGTTATCAAATTCTATTAAAGTCCAAGTGCCAGTCTTATCATTGATCAGTAATCCAAAGTTATTGTTTGGGCTTTTTCCAATCCAAATTGGTTTTTCACGATAGTCTGAATCTGTCAATGCAGAAATTACTGATTCAGCTTTGTCACATAACACGGTTTTATTGGCTTTCATAGGTTCTGCAAGTGCAGAAATTGAAGCTAGTAAAAGCAAACTCAAAAAGAATTTCATATATTTCCAATATTTAATGTATTTAGTGTGATTGGGTTATTTCATAGTCACTAAATATCATTATGAAAAATATTTTGTATACCCTGTTATTTCTAACGGCCTGCTCATCTCTGACACCTCCAGAACTGCCTATCAATGATGTTAGGGTAGAGTCTAAGCCAATAGTAACTAGAGAAACAGTTCAACTAGCCGAACCAGTTCAAATGACTGCGGTTGCCGCAACAGCTGAGCCAGTTACTGTAAATATCAATCGTGACAATACCATTAGCAAACCAGCAAGCTTAAACTCTAACGCATTGCCTGTTACTCGGTATTATGTCGAAAGTACTAAAATAGTGGTTAATAAAACAGATAGCATATTGAATCAACTTAAACAGGCTTCCATGGCCTTTGTTGTGCCAGCCTCTGTTAATATTGATAGTCCGTTTATTATTCAATTAATGATTAATCCCAGCTTGACAGAATCTGAATTATCTCAGGGGTTAACCAAATCCGGGGTAAAGTCTTCTGATAAAATATCGATTTCTAAAATTGTCTTAGCCAGGGTGGTGTCCAGCGATTTTACAATAACTCCCATTACACCAGAATCTCAAGCTATATCAAATATAGAATCCACTGAATGGTTATGGGAAGTAACCCCCAAAAAAATAGGGATTCAAGATATAGAGCTCACTATTACTGCACTGGTGTCAGTGGATGGTGAAAAAAGTCAACGACATTTAAAAACATTTGAGAAGATAATCAATGTTGAAATAACCAATACACAAATTTTAAAGGAATTTATAAAAAATTATTGGCAATGGTTGTGGACAGTATGTTTGACACCGTTATTGGCCTTGGCCTGGCGCAAGTATCAGAATAGGAAGTCATGAAAAAGGCAACCGGAGTTGCCTTAATACTCAGTGAGTGAAGTATCAGACCAGTGCGTCTGGGGTCTCAGCCAAAATTTGGCTAGCAGACCGTTGCCCGCGCACTCGAATCTTGTCCAGACTGGGGGTAGCTTTTTCCGACTTTTTAGTCGTTGCCTTGGGGGTCTTAGCCGCAGCCTTGACCTTGACCTTGACGGTTTTTTCGCCGTTGTATTTCAAGTCTGCTTCGTCAATTGCGGCTTGAAATTTGGGGTTTGCGTAGAGAGCGCTGGACTTGAGAAAGGTCACACAAGCAGGCTTGTCCATGGCCGATTTAAGCTCAATGAGCTCAATATTGGTATTGCCAGCTTTGGACAAAGCTTTGACACGAGTCATGTCATTGGCAAAACGAACTTTGGTCTCACCCTTGAAAGTAGATACACCTGTAACTTTAAACATATAAAAATCCTAGAAAAACAAGTTAATTGAAAAACCATGCCAGACTCATTTCTGGCATATTCAAATTATAGCAGTCTTCGAAATAAAAGTCAACTATTTTTTGAATTCAGTGTCACCAAATCAGTACTGTGGATAAGCACTTTTGACCAAACATTTGGTGTAACCACCATTTTGGGCTTCCACAATGGCACTGGCTTGAGTGGCACTCATTGCTTCCACTGTGGTGGTGAGATTCATGATATCACTTCGAGTCGAACCCAAAAAACTAGAGGTACGTGGTTCGACAAGAATATCGTAGGTAACTAGAAAACGCATACAAAGACTCCAAAAATTGCTGAAAAGGGTTCAGCGCCCGTTTAAGAAACCAAATTATAGGGTTGATCCCATTGACCAATATTGACATCCACGTAGAAGCCAACATCAAAATAATCAGTTTGGATATCACTATTATCGTGATTGCCCAAATTCATGGCAGCAAATACCTCAGAAAGAAATTTCAATGCACGACCACTGAATTGTTTGCCAAAATGGTAGGGGTTGACATTGATATAGCCAGACGTGCGTGGTGTAAAACCATTGGCTAGTCGATGATGATTGGTGCTGCCAAGTTCATTGAAATTCTTAATAAAGTCAATTGGCCCGCTTTTGATATTGAGTACAAACGTTGAGTGATTTCGAACTCCCAGACTGCCCTTGATGTTATACTTTTTCAAAACTGCTTTGACCGGCAGTGCACGATCTTTTTTCATTTCCTGTGAAAAGTACGCCATTCTTTTGCCTTCTTAAATAGTTTCAATACGTGTATTGTAGCACTTTGACTAATGTTCGTCAACTATTTTTGTCTTAGAAAAATAACATTAATAGCTGGCTGAAACTTGATCCAAGTCAAAATTGTAATCCAAAAATACCTTGGTTTTTTCCAAACTACCATCGCCGTGAGTGTCAATGTATCCCACTTCATAGCAAAATTGATTGCCATTGGTGAGGCCCAAAAACTTAGCACTCCTGAATTTATCCTTTTTGTACCCGGATATTTGTATGAGATGGGTAAGATTTATTGCATCAAAGGAACACAGTATTTTCAGTTTTTCAGCGGTAATCATGTTAAAATCCCAGATCACTAAGTCGAATTGCAACATCTTGTGCAGAAGACTCGGTATCTGTCCAACTGTAGACTTCGTTGTCGATAATAACTGCCCAGCCCTCAGGCTGCTGTTCGATTTTCAATCGATTTGAGATAATGTCAACGCATGACAAAAAGTATAGATTTAAATCTAAAGACATACTGTTCTGCCTTTAAGAAATTACTAGTTAATGAAAATTAGTTTTTAGAGGACGTCAACCTGAACGTCAACATCGTGTTTTTTCATGTTGTGATCGTAGAACGACAGCCGATGCACAATGCCACCGCAGTTATCACGAACCATCATTTGCAAGGTAGATTCAACTGCCCGTTGATGCCTAACTGTTGCAAAACGACTTGCAGTTTCACCGACAGTCATGTAGAAACCCACACCGTCGATGATGACACGAATTTTTTGAGAATTCTTGAAACCTTGAATCACTGCTTTTGTACGCATTTTCTAGCCCTTTAGTTAACTGTCTAAGTATGTATTATATACCCAAAACTATTTATTGTCAACCGATCTCCTATAGAGGATTATGGTATTCCCATAATGCCCTGAACACTGCATCTATGTCATTGTCATAAAAACCGCTGCTATTGATCGTATTGAACTCGACAACTTTCATTGTATCGTCTACTAATGCCGTGTCCATAACTACACAAGGCATTGGCAACCAAATGTCTGCTAGCATCTGAGCTTCATTGATTACTGCGGCATCGAGTTCGCGTAGTTTTCTCAATTGCCCATGCGCCCGATACATTGAGCCTGAAATAATTTTTCCACCAACAATAAACCATCGCCATTCTGCTTGAATTTTCACTGGTTTTGATAAAACAACTTCTGTTTCGGGCGCCATATAATATGACCCGCCGCCCACAGCAGCCATCATAGACTTGAACCATGGTATAATTTCTCCCACTTCCATTACCACACCAGAGTATTGCTTTAAATCTTCGCTGGGCCTAGTAAAAAGTTCAGTTTTGGGATCCCAAGAACTAAGATAATCTACAGCTTGTTGTACTGACATAACAGTATCATTTAACATGTCACTGCGATTGTTGATAAAGTTTCGGTAGTTCAACTTAGTAACATCAAAGTGCAACCCTGTCCATTTCTTTTCTGCTGCTAAGTTTGTCAACAATGTAGAACCATAGGGAATATAATCCAGCCCATTCAATGGCTCATCTGATGTAATCTCACGGTCGAACGGTATTACTCCCACAAATAAATGTGGGTATGGCTTGACTGCATCTGCTACATTATGCAGTTGATCTTCGTTCATCAAATTGTGTTGTACTGCATATTTCATATTGATTTCTCTACGATATTATGGGCGCGTTCAGTTGCTCGAACTATCCATAGCAATAATTTTGAATCGATGTCAAAATCAGGTGGAACTAATTTTGACACTTGTTCTAGAGTGAGTGGCTCATGCTTTAATCGACTACTCGCCAAAGCATGACCTTCTGAAAAGCCTCGACGATACGTGTCACTGTCTGGTGAATTTTGCATAGTTACTCCTTCTGCTTTGGCGATGGCGGCGCGGGCTTTATTCCAAATGCTACTCTTGATGTAATCTGGTGCATCTGCTTCCAGCAATGCTTTCAACGCCTCCAGCAGTTCCTGATTCACCGACTCCAGCTTCTCAATCCGGCGCAATCTGTCTCCTGCCATCTTGTATTGCCAGTCGTGTGCTTCATGCAACCGGCGCAGTTCGGCGGCGGCTTGTAGGTCAGGACCAGCAACATTTTTGTAGTAAGCCTGCTCCAACGCATCAGCCAGCCGCAAGGCTTCTGGTAGTGTAGTCATTTTTCGAATCCGAAGCGTTCTTTGATGTGTTCTATTCCCAGCAGTCTTCCGTTGACCCACCCTCTATTATAGTCACCGAATTCGTCAGGATGAGTCATGGCATACTCTGGTTTCATCAGAGTTTCGACACATTCCCGAACAATCAACTCGGCGAACTTTTCCTTGTCAAATTCAGCATACCGCCTACCATCGCGGTCAATATAAGTTGTCTCGCATTGTTCGGCAAGTTCTTTAATTCGTTCGTTCATCTTTCTTCATCCTCCTCTTGCGACATGTCATCACGGTAAGCATCTTCTTTTGCTGCTTCTACCAATGCATCCCACTCATCGACCTCTTGCTGGTCTATCATTTCTTGGTATGAAAGTGGAGTGGTCCTGCCGCGCTCTGCCCACGGCTTAAATTCTTCCCATGGAAGGGTATGGGCGTGTCTCGGACGTGCTAGTCTTCTACTGCTCATTCTTCAACTCCGTTATGATTAATTCCAAATAGTTGTTCAATCTGTTCTACAGGCTCGTTCAGTGAGTTTGGCAAGGCACGTTTACGAGTTCTTCTCACTGGGTGTATTCGTCGTGGATATTGTCAATGTCATCTTGGATATCTTCAATCAATGCCTTGATGTTTTTGATATAAATCTTACCCAGTTCCGAATTGCCAATTGCACTGTCAATTTTAGTACACGCCTTTTCCAGATCCCAAATACTTTGTTGTAAGTGAGAAATCTGCTCAATGTGGCGTCTGGACATTTTACTAGAAACAATCTGTGTCATCATTTAACTCCGAAATTTTCTTGAATTAGTTTCGCAATTGCACTGGGTACTGGTTCCAAGGGATCATATGAATATGCAACTGCGGCACATTCCCTCACAATCAACTCGGCGAACTTTTCCAATGTATCTGTGGTCATATGAGATACCGTAAGTTTGAATAAGTCTGGGGATCGCATACCCGACTGTTTGGCAAGTTCTAGTATTCGTTCGTTCATAATTTACCTCTGAAAGAAATCCACAACACGCTGGGTTTGAGCATTGATTACTCTAGCCAGGATGTAGTGTTCTTTTAGTTGACCTTTGGCAAACAATCGTGCTTCATCAAGTTCTTCAAAGTAGACAACCTCGCCAACAAAGTTCGTGGAATCGTAATAGGTACCATCTGCATCCTGCAATTCAATGTAGTATTCGTTCATGATTAGGCCGCCTTAGACAGATATTGATTAACTTGCTCACCAGTGACCATGTCACCGTTACGCATAGTATAAACAACACGATAGTTACCACGCTCACCGCCCATGAGCATATCATACTCTTCGGTCTTACGTTCGACCTTGGAGTTCATATAGCCATACTCACCGTTCTCAACGGTACGGTTAGCGACCCAACGACCACCAATCCAGCGCAGTTCGAAGGGGGTCTCCCATTCAGCACAAGCCTTAGCGTCATTGTCAAGGATAGACCAGTCGATCACGTACTCCTCGAAACTCTCATTACGAGATTCGATCAGTGCCTTCAAGGTGTTGATGCCCAGATCCTTGATCTTCAGGGCCTGAGCGACCGAAAGGTCGGGGACAACATACGTATGACCGCCCTTGCACTTCCAGCGCTGAGGGCAAGTGCCCTGACCGTCCCAATCATGAGCACCGTAGTTTTCGCGAACTTGAGTAGTGATGACGATCTTCATATGTTTGCTCCGTTAGTTAACTGTCTAAGTAGCTATTATAGCTGATCTGCCATTTATTGTCAAAATTTCAACCCCAAGCCAGCCCAAAGTTTTGAGCGCACACTGGCCCATACCCGACTTTCACAGAACGATCGTCTTTCAATCCGTGATTGCAGAAGCTGCAACCACCAGTGAGACGACCATAGCGGCCAGCAGTGGTAGCTGGATCATCTGCAAACTCTTTTACCAAATTACATACTTCTTGAGTAGCACTACGGGTAGCAAAGAACTCGCCAGTGACATCTACTCGGCCAAAAAACTTGTTATTACCAAATGGCCCACCGTCGGTAATGATAATCTGGCCTGCATACTTGCTATTGGCACCAGCGCGGCTGAAAACCAAGTGCTGTCCTTGTGCGGTTTGCAATTTGACTTTGACGCAGCGCAGTTTCTTAGCAGCCAGATCAAACAAATCCTGAATCTTTTGAAAGTTGACTTGCACCTGAGAAACAGGGGCAGGTTGAGTGGCGCGTTGATGCAAAGTATCAACCCAAGACAACTGTTTGGTGGACAAGTTGCCGTAACGGTAAAAGTTCTGAATCAAACTGGAAGCAAAGTTGACATCGCTGTTACCCAACTTGCCTAGCACTGATTTCAGTGCTTCTACCTGAGTTTGTTGTGCCGAATTCAGTTGAACCGTTTTACGATTTTGAGTTGCAAACATAAACACTCCTTGTTTAAACCGTCTAAGTATCAATTGTATACTGAAACCGATTTATTGTCAAATTTTGAATTTACAGATCACTGAGAACATACGAACACATACGTCCATTGGGGTCAAGCAGATCGTAATACCCCCAGCGATGTCTGGACATCCAGCTCAGACATTCCTCGTTTGTCCCGGTAAAACGTACCTTTTTGATACCGACTTCGATGAATTTTTTCACAACTACTGAATACATTTGACGCCCATTAATCAATAAGAGTTTTGTATTACAAAAATGATTTATTGTCAACTATTTTTCTTGATCAACTCAATCAAAGCAATGGCAATGTCGTGATCTCCACGATCCAGCGCATCATGGGCAGCAGTGCGAAGACTGTCGAGGGTGTCAGTTTTCACAGTCCGCTGGATGTCAGGTTCTGGTTCGGCGGCTTGGTAGGGCAACACTAGGCCAGGAGCGCGCCGCACTTCATAATGCACTCCATAGAGACGGAGAGTCTCTAGACTCTCCAGGAGGAGCCGGGTGTCAAGCAGGTGATCTCCGACTTCCACCACATGCGTACCACCCTGATCAACCATGTCGTTGGCTTCTTCGACGCCCAACTCGGGGCACAAGTCCCGCAGGGTTTTTGTGACCTCTAACATTACGGCACGGTAATTGAAAGTCCAGTTTGACGGGAATGTCAGTTGGTATTTCATTTGTTTGTCCTTTGTTTGTTGATATGAAATAATTATATGCCCAAAATGATTTATTGTCAACCTTCCCAACCGAATCGACGGGCATATGCTTCTGCATCACTGCGAAGACGATATTCACGGACTGTGTTAGTAACCCAGTAAGTTTCTTGACGGATAGTATCAAACTTTAATTCACGAATCAAGACAATGAACTTTGGATACTCTTTGGTAGCCGGTCGAATATCTACTTTGATTTCGTTAGTCATTTTGTACTCCTTCAATCAATAAGAGTATTATATGCCCAAAATGATTTATTGTCAATCTAGAAGCGTGTAACCTTTTATTTTAACGTTCTCTTCAAACTCTTGAAAGAATGATTCTCTGGCTGCTTTACCGTCTCCGTAGCAAGGCCAAGAGCGACCTGTCAAATGCTTTGCCAAAACTTCCATCATGCACTCACGATCCATTGTGTCATTGGGACTATCATACTCGATCAATTGCTCGATTAGATCGTGCTCATCCTTCATCATCTCATTGAATTGATCCGCTGTTAGCTGGACCTTAGTATGGTCAGCAATGACTTCAATACAGCGAGAAGTTAAATCCCTGGACATGTTTTTCATGTTTGATTCCACTAAATTATTAAAATATCACAGGTTTTCCAAGAATTGTTGCATTTCTGCAACATCCTTGAACACCTGGGAACCATGTCGATTGGTACGGACAATCATGAAGTTTCGGTTGTAGATTTCTACAGTAGCGTCTAGTGTACGTGAGCGACCAAATGTAACCGAGAGGTACTTGCGACCTTTCTGGTTGGTATGTTCACCCGACAAGACACCGTATGGGGCAGTAAAATTATTACCTTTAGCCCAAGTAAAAATCAGTTCTTGGATTTGTTGACTGTTCATTGCATTACCAGGCATTATAGATATACATGTAATCAACGTTGGGCACATTGCCTACTGGGCGGTAGACTTGCTGTTCCCCGTCCCAACCATCCTGATCGTAGAGTTTGTCCTCGGGACCAATAGCAACAAAACGCACTTCCTTACCCGTGTGATGGGACTTAACGAAAAACTGAACGGGCATACCAAAGTACTCGCTTGCCAGCTTGAGGACCTTACGGTTCTTGTCAAACTCGCAAAGCTTCAGATCCACGGTCGGAATCTGAGCTTCCTCAGTACGGGCTTTGTAAGCAGCAGCTTCAGCTTTGCGATCACTAGCAGAACGGCGATAGAAGGACATTTATTTCTCCGTTAGTTAACTGTCTATGACAGTATTATATGTCCAAAACGATTATTTGTCAATCAAAATTATCACGGACTCTGAGTTTGTTGCTTTTGATTACATAATTAATAATTTAATCTAAGAATTTCCCAGGTTTCCTGCCAGGAGGCAACCTTGTAGCTTTTTTCGGAAAATTTTGCAATTGTAAAATCATTGCCTCCAGGGAATATTTTATCACCAAAAAAGACAAAAGGTTTGACTTCGTCTGCAATTTGGGATTTGTCATTGCCACGAAGATAAAGGTCTATGCCAGTTTCACCACCCACAGTGGCTTCAATTTCAGGAAACGTCAAATTAATTAGATTGGCAAAATTATTACGTTCTCCAGTTCTAAGGTCATAGGCGTAATATTGTGCCCTTTGTTCTTGATTGGCTAAACGACCCAGCACACTAAAATTATACATGCCGATCCTGGATTCTATGTGATTTCCTGTACGTAGTTCGAATGGGCTGTGGTCAATAAGTTTTTGTAAAAATAGAATTTGTTCTGATGTCAATGTGAATTTATTTTCTCTGACCAATATTCCTTTGACAAAGACTGCATTACCTGAGCAATTGTAAATGGCAGTTACGTTATTGCAAATATCTGGGCCCAGTTGTTCCAGGGTTTTTGCATAGTCGCTGCCAGTGGCCAAATAAACTGTTTTATCAACCATCCATTGGCTAAACCATTTAGAAAATTGTAGATCTATATGACATCTACTGTCAGTTAAAGTTCCATCAACATCAAATACAAAATTCATTACAATTTTTAACGAATTATTACTGCTCAGAGATCAAAGCCTATATTTGGCAAGTTCTGAGTTGGCCTCCTCAAAACTTTCCATCGAGTTTAGATCAATCTCAATGAGGTTTGCCACCATATCCTCAAGAGCTTGGGAGATCTGTTCAAATAAGTATTCGTTATCGTTTGGATTCATTACATACTCCAATAGCGTTCGGTGCTGGGGTCGCAGCAGTAGGGAGTGTCAGTTTCGATCTGCACTTCTGTACCTGTCATAAGGTTTTTAACGGTCTTCATGGTGGGAAACCATTCGAATCGATAACCTTGCTTTGCAGGATACAGATCAAACAAGCTAGCTGCTTCTCGACGCATACCTGCGTCGTCCCGGTTTTCCAGAACATAAGTGTAAACCAAGCGTTCGCCAGTTTTTCGACGTCGATCAGCTTTATAAATTTTCATTTTATAATCTTGCTTCATGGCAATGGCCTTTGATTAACTGGTTAGATGCTGATTATAGTATAAAATGCATTAGCAGTCAATAGGTAAATGTTGTTAAAATCACACAGAAAATTAAATAGTGATACCTCGACTGGACAATAATTCTCTAGCATCAGCTAATTTTTCGTCGCGATCTGGGTCATTGGCCAGTGCATTGATTATTGATTCCACGGTGGTTATGTCAGAGGCGGTGGCGTTGGGGCCCAATAATATTTTGGCAACGTAGTCTGGATCTTTGCCCTGAGTCAATGGGGTATTGCTGTCTCTGACAATTAAACCGTCTCTAAAACTCCATTTTAAGCCCAGAAATTTGGCTATGCTGGCCAATACGATGTGCTTGTACTCGCCGCGGTAAGCACTGGGGAAAGCAGCCATGCTCCAAAGAGCAAATTCTACGTCTGGCATAAACATGAAATCGGTTTGTACATAACCTAGATCAGGATTGCCATTGATGGGAGTTCTAAAATGAACACTAACTCCAGTTTTCTTAACTAAGGCACTGGAATCATGAGCTTTAGCCCAGGCAGACAATTTGGCTACAATTTCTGATTTATCTACTAGATTTGCATCCACAGCTAAGTCTAAATCTCCACTGGTGTCCTTGCGTCCAGTACTGCCCAACATGCGATCCACCAATGGTAATCCTGTTATTTTTTCTAAAAACCTGACGGTAGGTATAACATCTGCACGGTTAATTCTACTGGTAGCCAATTCATTTTTCCAAATGTTGCCACCTTCTAATAAAACAGGGGTTGAAATAAATTCTTGAGCTCTCATATATCTATTTAGTTAAGTAAAGTATGGATCAATGATTACCAGGGTTCCATCCCTGCGCTGCATTACATTTTCAGTATGCAGATCCCAGCCTAATCCATTTTTTAATCCAATGTGGTATAGTCTACACATTGTCTGATATAAGATACCATATTGTTTGTAAGTTGCCGAATCTGAGAATTTTTCTGTAACTAATCTGGGCATGTCAGACATACTGGGATCAAGTTTCCAAGTTTCACTCATTTTTAGTTCTTTAACTACACTAGCCCAACTTGCACGAATCTTGGCTACATCACTTAATATCCAAACCATTAATTGTTCAAAGCTGTTACTGTCAATGGGTTTCAATCTTTCCATGGCAATTTGCCTATAGGAAACACCATTGAGTACAAAAACCGTGTGGTGTTCTCCACCAATGTTTATAAATTTTGGCAAGTTAGGCAATTCTGAATGATGTTTGCAAAAGTTGTAAAAAGTTAAGAACCCACGATCAGCATCTAGTGCTCGACTTGGAATTGTTCTAGACGGCATTAAGATTTTAATTACCTTGTCTTCGTCCTTGGCCCAAACTGTTGAGTCACCACCTGACCCTATGTTTTCATATCCCAGTTCCCTGAGTTTCCTAAATATTTTTAAAGTATTACTGGATTCTTCAGTTTCGTCAAGCCTTCGATCGGGATCGTACAGTGGATGATCTTGATCATATTGCTGTTTTACTGGGATAACTAGCCCATGGCGGCGTCTTTGGTATTCCAGTTCATTTTTAATCTCTGTTCTTGGGTCTGAGATTAATGCTCGCCAAACTTTACCCAAATTGTGGTCGTTGGTCCATTGGCTTACTAAATTTTGATTGACTGGTAACCAAATTTCTATTTTTCTAACATATTTTCTAAATGGGCTGACTCCGCCTTTGATCAATGTTTCAAATCTATCTGTATCATGCCAAGCACTTCGGCGTTGAAATTCATCACGAGATGTTTCTGGGGGCTCACCTTTGAACCAGTCAGTGGGAGGTAAACGCCTACGACCAATTTCTTGACGTAATAATTTTTGATCTATACAAAAAATCACACCACTGTGACGCATATTTTTCAAATACCCCAATGCATAATCATAACTACGTGTGGTGCTTACATTATTGCCATGACCAATGGAGTCTGATTGCCAAATTGACAATGCACTGGGAATAGAAGTAACATGATATAAGTTATCATCTTGCCACTCGTGCAAATCATACAATCTCATCCTAGATACCTCGCCATTAATCCAGTAATGGCCTTTACAGGATCATATACTGAAAAATTCTTAGTTTTAATCAAATTTATCAATTTTTGATTGCCAACCGTTATGGGGAATTCAAAATAATATTTCTCAAAGGCTCCACCTATGGACTGCCCACTTCGGCCAAAATACACTGCACCCATTTTACCTAATATCTCATCGAGTGCTTTCTCGCCTAGACTACGGTTATCAATCAATAAATACCCAGTTACATCAACACCTGGAATCTTGGCAAGACTAAGCCAGTTTCGTTGCCCACCGGGAGTTTGATCTAAGCCTGCTAATAATACTCCGCCTAACCCCACGGGTGGCGGCAGCAATACCAATCCATACAGTGCCTTGGCCAAGTTTTGGCCTCTATATTTTTCATGTGTGGTTATCGCATCCACTTTATATGCGTTTGCAATGGGAAAATTAGGATATGGCACTATAACAAGCTTGGCAATTGCCGATTTGGTTCTCTTCGTAAACAATGGATCAATTATTCTTATAATTTTCCCATTGCTATAATAACTAGTCTCAATGATGTATCTAAATCCACTGCCTCCAGGCAATGGTTTACTGTTGCCGGGTTCTAGTAAATACTTTACTTTTTCGTCGCCCATTGTCAGAAAATTTACACCACCTTTAAAATCGTCGTGTTTCAGCGTGTGAATTTCTGAGATTATTTCTGAATATTTCATCTTGCTTGTTTGGTGTTACAACGGACTATAGCAGTATTTAGCTGACTTACTGGTATACCAGCATGCCGATAACCCTGAGCAATTTGATTAATATAAGATTGGCTTGGTGAACTACTGTAATACTGTCTACGGCTGTCATTGGTCATAATATATATCTGAGCATTATATTGACTTCCATTGGCAACCACTGACCTTGATATTCTTCTATAGTATGTTGGGTAACCCTCAACCTCATCTAATTCATCAAGCATATCCTGGTTTATTAACCACAATGCCCCATACATATGAGTTCTACTGGGTACTATATTAGCATGTAAAAGTAATTCTAAACTAAAATTATCTAATCTAGCCTTACCAATAAATTCTGCACGATCACCAATAGTTTCAGGATCGGTCAACATCCCATAGGCAAAATAATAAATCTGAGTTAAGTCTTCTGCTATAAAATCACTGAGCATCATGGTTTTTCCAATCTTTGATTACAGGATATCCAAATACTGTTTCAGTGATGTAGTGGTCTGTGGTGAGACGTCGAGTATAAGTGTCAGCTGTTATCATTGTTAACTCGGAATCATTAAACAGGCGTTGTAGTGTTCTTTGATTTGTAACTGCATGTGCACCTAAACGTGATAGAATATGCCGCATTGCATCACTGGTTTCACTCCACCAACCATTTTTAAGCAATAACTTTGCAACTTGATTGATTACGTGCTGTTTGCTGAGTTTTTGACCGTCGTGACCAATTCCCTGTATTTTAAAGCCACTCCAGTTCTCACCTGGTCGTGGACGTCGATAAAAGACAGTGGCGTCAATATCGGGATCCTTATCCCAGTTATAGACTCTCCAGTCACTGGGGATGACGTCTTTAATAGAATTCACAAAACTTCCATTTTTTGTAATGCTGTATGCAGTTTGTACTAGGTCTATTAGATTGTCCCCTGCCTCGTACTTATCAGCCGTGGATAATAGCATGACCCATTTATTTTTTGGAATTATGAACTCATTAATCAGTGCATTGGCTTTCATATTATGACGTTTTAGGAACTACTTCAATTTCTTGCCCTTCGTGGTCGCGTAAAAATTCTGGACTTCTAGCTAAGATCCAGTTTCTGGCATAGGTGTTTGCTACCGCTTGATTTGGAGCATTGAATTCATAAACTTGTTCACCACCCATTAAAAGTTTCCAACGAATGAGTGGCTGGCGCTCATTGCTTGTAACTTGTTCGGGCGCAGTGGGAACAGCGGCTAAAGGTTTTTTCGTAGGTCTCAACATATGTAGTAGAGCAAATTTCAGTGTTTCTCGATCCATTTCACCAGCTGCATGCATTGCAAAAAACCTAATAGGATCTCCCTGGCTCTCTGGAGCCATTATCTTATATAACTTTTTTAAATATTCTTGACGATACTTTTTTGGATCACAAGCTGCGTCTAGGGCAACCACCATTCTTAGAACAGTATTTTCAATTATGTTAAAATTATCATCAAGCCAGTCACCACCAGGACTACGAAATTCAATATAACCCAACTGTGGATGAATGCTGGTATATTTGTCACCAAGGTGTTTTGTTATAATTTGATTAGCCATGGTTTCTAATCCCTGGCTTATTTTAGACATATAAATGTCTAAGATGTCTAGGCTCAAATTGCCTTTGACCTGTTGTATCTTTAATAACGCAGATTTACAATATATATTACTGCTGCGTTGAAATTGATCTAATACGTACTCATCACCCAATAACAATGCCAATTTAATAAAATCTACGTTATCAGTGTCGATGTTGCCAATTGAAATATTAATATGCAACCCGGTACTTTTATTGGTATATGCCCCAATTCTGCCAGCCCAGGCTCTAACTTTATGCAAGTCCTGTATCATTTGTTTCAATGATAGTGGGGGACTGACAAATTCTACTCCGCCGTCATCACTGTCCTCTGGGTCATCTAAACTACCATCAGGTTCTACAGAATAGCAAGTAGTGGGTTTATTACGACCTTTGTGCGTCCATTTTTTCCCATCCCAAATATTATAAGATCCATGGTATGTATTTGATGCTGCTACAGTGCTGTACCCCATGTAGTCCATGAACATTTTGGCCACCTCTTCTAAACCCAGGGTTCCCCTTTCTGGTTCCTCGTAGTGTGGCCACAAAACATTGGCGATCCCATTGTCTACCACCGACCTCATCGACTCAATGTTATCATGCACCCAAACCTCTTCACTGAAATCTTCAATCTGGTCAATGTAGTCGTCTGGATGTCGGCTCGCCCAGTCTGTAATACGTTTAACGTATTCTGGATCTTTCAAAACGTCCTGAGTTCGATCATCTATCTCGCTGGGATCTACCTCTTGTTTATCAAGGAGGTAACGCCCTATTATTTCTTCTAAATGAGTTTTAATGTAATCATCAATTTGTTCTTCCTGCCAACTCTCAAACTCGCTAGTAAGTTCCCGTTCCATTCTACGTATTTCTGAGCCGGTATTATGTATACCATCATCAAAAAACCTAACAATATCATCTATACTGTCTGGACTTTCGTCATAGCTATAATCTGGTTCTGGATCGTCTGGATCGTTGTTAGCTAGGCCGACGTTTGGCACATACATCTCAAATTCCATGCCTACGCGGGCAGGAATTGCCGCGGCGGCAACCTGTAATGACCTAGGATTCATTGCTATTTCATCTAGTTGTTTTTTAGGTTCGAATTCCTGGGCTCTCATAATCACATTACAAATATTTTACCAACACACGTACTCAGAACATTTTTGAACATTTGGGACAGTGTGGCAGCTAATCTATCGCTTTCCTCCTGTCTTGTTAAATCATCTACATAATCAGTATTTATACGCATATGCTTTGAATAATTACCAAAAACTTTGCGACCATAACCCAAATATATAGGCAAGGGGTTCAATTTGATAGAACCATTTTTAATATATTGTGCGAATAACTCATATATAAATTCGTATGGTCGTTTGATCAATCCTTTACGACTACTACGCTGTGTGCCTATAGCATTGAATAGGGCATTATATTCTGGTGTAAGGTCCCATTTAACATTTGCACCAGAATATAGGTCTTTGGCTAATTTTCCATAATGCTGAGATAATAAGGTGTTTATAGTCTTAAAGAAATATCGTTCAACTTGACTCCATGAATCATTACCTCTTCCACTACCACCCATACTTTCACGGTTAGTTGCTGCAATAGCATGACCTAATCTATGTGCCATTACCCAGGGAGTCAATAATACTTTTGCATCACCGTAATTTCCCAAGTATATTATCGTTATTGCGTTCTTAGTATCAGCTAATACTTGAGTTGCAACTTCTTGGTAGTTTTTATCTTTAGCAAACATCTGTGCTAGTTGCTCAGGTGATTTTGCGCCACTTTCTCTATACTTATTTAAACCAGTCAAGTTACTGACGAATATTCTAAAGTCATAGGGTGTACGCTCAAAGAACTGTTCTACTTTCTGAATATGCGCGGAATGAGTTGCCAATGGACGATCTGCTCCCTTCAATGGTCCGTTCGTGTCAAAGTTACCAACAGGTTGATACTGCTTGAGTGCCATTTCATCAACAATGTCTTCCGATAAATCTTTCCCTAGCTCAGCCGCTGTCCAACTTTCGTAATAATCACCTGTGCTGTCAGAGATATAAGCACCACCGTTTTCATCCTCATTTTCTCCAATGTCAAGACCAATTTTGTGTAATGCCTTCTCAACTTGCCGCTGGGTTTTCAAATCACCATTGTACCACATCTTTGCATAGTCGAATAGTGAATCATCGCCACCACCTCCGTCACCTGATACTATTGCATATTCATTTAATGATGCTTTAATGTCAGGTGCATTGTCTACAGTAATCGACCCCTCTCCATTGTTTGGGGAATATAGATAGAAATAACCACCAGCATGTTCACCGTCGGCATAGTATATTTTAGCAGCTTTACTCATTGCACCTGCCATACCACCGACAGTAATCTGTAGCTTTAATTTTCTTGCTTCACGTTTCCACTCACCAAGATTATAATATTTGGTGGAGTTTTCTTTTGATTCGTTTATAAATTCATGTGATTTCATATTTTAAACCTAAAATAATGGACCAACAACATAATTGCCAACTTCATTGAAAACACCTTGCCTCAATTGTTTAATCATCTGTGGTGTTATGTATCTGCTACGATTTGCATTGCGGAAGAACATATTGACTTGAATGGGTTCATCACCATGCATATGTAACCATTTCTTCATTCTGTTACGACCTTCGTGTGATGCTATCTTTGCGTCCTTACTAAAGTCACCTTCTTCCCATTCCTGTGGTTCTTCAATGATTAAGATCGGATATGCTATCTTGCCACCACGTTCCATATGATGGGCAACTTCTGAATTTTCTCCACTTGCTGTTAATGGTGCTGCTAATTTTAAAAACATTGATGGTCGCATTTTAACTTTGAAACCAAAATAATCAATATCAACTCCCATGGGTGTTGCTCCCCATCCATGAGGGTCAAGCACTGCTTCATCTAGCTCAGGACTCCAGTACATATTCTTACCACCCTTGGTGATTGGATTGAAGCCAACACTACGATAAAACTTCATTAGCTTAGCTTGACTAACTTGACCTTTATCCCATGGGAATAAAGTAAGAGTGATTCCATCTTCACGTGCCAATGTTTGTAATTCTTGCATAGCACGACTACCAATACCTTGACGTAGCGGGTATGCTTGAAACCATTTTACTTCCACTGCACCACGTTTTGAAAAGCTTGGCTCTAGATCAAACATGGCTAGCTCTTGATTGTCACCTTCTCCCCATGCCATGACATGATTACGATTAAATACATAGGGATACTTGGCATATACCTTTTTAATCCATTCTAGGGCTTTTGCTCTACCAGTGTCACCTAATTTAAGTACTGGTTGGTCTTCTTCACTTAACGATTGACCTTCATGATCACCTCGAATTGCTCTGTCAACATAATCATCAGTTACTGGTTGAATTAGGTCAACTTGAACACCTAGACTTTTTGCTAACTTAAGAATGAGTTTTTTAACGCTTGGGTCTTTATAGATAGCAGACAGGCTCATTTGACCTTCACTGTAATCACCCCAGTCTTGCAATAAAGGAATAACACCGGGAAGTTTCTTTAGCTCTCTATACATTTTTTGCTGCAACTCAGGATCAGTAGCATCAGGAAACTGTGGATTCACACACACAAACTCAATCTCTTCGTACTGTGATGCTGTACCTTCACTTAACGCTTGTTCTTGAGCTTTTTGTAAGCGTGTTATCTCATCAGCTACCGCACACCAATACCGATACTCTAGAGTATTACTTTCATAACTCTGAGCATGATCATTGGCACGTTCTCTTGGTGAATACTTTAACCCCTGATACTGATCAATCATACGCTGAGCAGTGCTTTGTACTTGATCAGAAGTATATTGGGTGTTCTCAGAGATAAATTCCTGGGCTCTCATGTTCTTTCTACTTTCCATTTAGAATTAGAATTAACACGATACACTAAAATATGTTTGCGTATCCATGGGGCTAGACCGCTTGATCCTTGTCTATCAAATGTATTTTCTACTGAATACCTGAAAACCTCGTCTAAATCGTCTAGAGTCATAGTATCATAATTACCAGTATCCTGTTCTTCCTTGGCTAACTGTCTGACCTCGTTGGGTGTTAAATTGATAGCACTGGTAGCGTCACGTTCAAACTTGTAGGCATAATCATTAAACTCTAAATAATTACCCAACTCAGTATCTTCATACACACGATCCCAATCAATATCTCCGTCACTATCTATATATCCACGTTCTCTAGCTTCTTTACTTTGCCAGTTACGATATTCATCGTCATTTACTTCCCACTCACTAATAGTTTCCCATATATAGTCTTGTGCATACTCACGTATTTTTTCAATCAATGGCGCTAATATTTCGTCAGGCACAAACACAATGTAATTCAATATTTCAGGTTCTGCTTGTTTAAAAAACTCCAAAGTAGACGGGAATTTATCTATTAGAATGAATGGCAAACCCGCAGGAGTATCGGTCTCATCCATAAATTGATCACTTGGAAAATGTAGTTGATACTTTTCTCCAACATAAGTTGGGTTCTTGGGTAACAGTATATAAAGTGGTCCCTGACGATTATAACTGTCAAAGTAATTAGTTCCTCTAGTGGCTGCTGTACACCACTGAGTACCTTGTCCATAATAACAAGCAGCCTGTTCATCCTGCGGAACTACTATTCTAACTGTGCTATCCTCAAACACTGTCTTAGCATTACCACGTGCAATATTTTCCTGTTCACCGCCATAAAATGATTCAACATCGTAGTTATCAAGAATGGTATTTTCAAAATCACCCCAGGTCTTAAAATTATTGATATTTGCATGCTCGGGCCTAATTAATCTACGACGTTTACCCAAACTGTACGCAGACAACAAATCATTTCTGTTGAGGTCTTCAAACTTGGTTCTACCTCTATCGTTGGCCCACACACGAGCCAACCATTCAGAATATTCTTTGTTTAGTGTTGGGTCATGATATATTTCAATTTCTGCTAATATAGTGTCGATAATTTGAGGCTTTAATTGAGCGAGTACTTCGGCGGCATTGTCCGGACTAATGGTTATAAATTTTCCCAGGATATCGAGTTTAATCCCAGTTGACTTATGGTAATGCTGTGGATGCATAGACATGCTTAGTAATGTATGTATATTGTACAATGAATCAGGTAAAGCGTGAGCAGGTGAATAACTCAATGCTTGTAGTAATTTATTGCCGTAATTTTTGGCAGTAATATCTCGACGATATTCAACTAAGAAAGTAATAAATTCACGCGATCTCATTGTATATTCAACTTTTGTTTGATTATTGGTTTTAATTTTTCTGGTACCTCACCAAATGCCCATATATCTTGTGTTACCGCAGCCAAACAAATTTTCTCAGTACGTAATTTTGGTGGTACATCCCGCAATGCCAGACCATCATTTTGTACTGCGGTTAAACAGATCTTTTCAGTGCGTAATTTTGGTGGTACACTTTCCAATGCCCGGCCACTTTCAGTTACCGCAGCCAAACAAATTTCTTCAGTACGTAATTCCGGTGGCACATCACCCAATGCCAAACCATTTTGAGTCACCGCAGCTAAGCACATCTTTTCGGTCCGTGAGTATCGTGGTATATGAAGCAATGCCATGCCATTTTGAGTCACCGCAGCTAAACAAACCTTTTCGGTACGTAATACTGGTGGTACATCATACAATGCCTGGCCATCTTGAGACACCGCAGCTAAACACATCTTTTCAGTACGTAATTCTGGTGGTACCTCACTCAATGCCCAGCCATTTTCAGTTACCGCAGCTAAACACATCTTTTCAGTACGTAATTTTCGTGGCACATGATACAATGCCTTACCATTTTGAGACACCGCAGTTAAACATATTTCTTCAGTACATAATTCTGGTGGCACATGATACAATGCCTTACCATTTTGAGTTACCGCAGTTAAACATATTTCCTCAGTACGTAATTCCTGTGGTACATATTCCAATGCTGCTCCATTTTGAGTTACCGCAGCTAAACATCTTTCATAGGTAAGCGCTTCAGGTGGAAATAGTCTTAGATCAGTGATCAAAGGCGGCATATATCTGGATAATACTGGATGACGAAATAACATCTCTCTTGTTTTTTTTAATCCAAGGTCA